GATTCAACTCCTGCCACGCCGATATAAAGATCACTCAGTGAGTGGTCTTTTTTCGTACATAAAAAAGCCACTAGAAATGGGATCTAGTGGCTAGGTAGCAGACTATATTACAAAAAGATGGGTTTTCTAGGTGTAAATAACTGTTTCAGCATTTAAGGAGTTGCTACCCAAAAGCATTATAGCAAATTAATAGTGATAGACATTATCCAATTTATGTAAGAAATGACATATTTAGTACATAAAATTAATTAAGAATGTCTCTTTTAGTATGTAAAAAACCGCTAATATCGGAAAATTAGCGGATAGGCAGTTATAGTAAGACTTGTTGATAGAATTTTAAACCGCAAAATCTAAATTCATCACAAAGGAGTTGCTGCCTATTAAAATTCTAACAAATATTAAAAACATTGTAAAACATTTATATGTAAATATTTTACATAGATTTGTATAGGAGGTGGCGTTGGATGTGCAGAAATGGGACTTAGCATACGAAGACTATAAGAACGGTATGAAGTATAAGGATATAGCGGATAAATACGATGTATCTATTAATACCGTGAAGTCTTGGAAATCTCGCAAATGGAATGCGCCTCCTAAAGAGGTTGCAACCAAAAAGAAAAAGGTTGCACACAAAAAAGAGTTGCAACCTGTTATAGAGAATGACGATTTGACAGAGCAACAGAAGATGTTCTGTTTATTTTATTTACAGCATTTTAACGCCACTAAGGCATATCAACAAGCATACGGATGTGACTATAATTCAGCTAGAGCCAATAGCATTAGGCTGATAGCAAAAGATAGCATAAAAAAAGAGTTGCACCGTTTAAAAGCAGAGTTGCAACAGGATGTGTTTGTGGATATTAAAGACTTGATACAAGAGTATGTTAAGCAAGCATTTGCCGATATTACCGATTTTACAGAATTTGGTTATGATGAATATCCGTTTACAGATATTAATGGTGAAGAGGTTATAGACGAAGAAACAGGCGAAGTAAAAACATACAAAGTTTCAAATGTCTCTCTTAAAGATTCGAACGAGGTTGACGGTACATTGATTCAGGAAGTAAAAAAAGGTAAAGACGGTGTATCAGTTAAGCTTTACGATAAGCAAAAGGCCATGAGTGAGTTGATGAAGTATCTATCAGTGGACAGTGAGGCATCTAATAACGAAGCTGACTCTTGGAAACAAGCAGTTATAAATGCAGCAAATAAGCGGGCGGTGGAAGAAAATGAATAAAGAGTGTATTCCGTTTGCCGATATTGGTGCAGCAATTGATTACTACTACGATAAACCAGTTGCTTTTTGTCAGGATATTTTGCATCTTGATCCAGATGAATGGCAGGATAAGGTCTTGGATGATTTGGCTAAATTCCCAAAAGTCTCAGTTAGATCAGGACAGGGTGTTGGAAAAACGGCGTTGGAGGCTGGTGCTATTCTTTGGTTTCTAACATGCCGGCCATATGCAAAAGTGATAGCAACTGCGCCAACAATGAAACAATTATACGATGTTCTTTGGGCAGAAGTGGCTAAGTGGCTGAATAATAGTCTAATTAAAGACTTGCTTAAATGGACCAAGACGAAAATTTATATGGTTGGTGATTCAGAACGATGGTTTGCTACAGCTCGAACAGCAACTAAACCAGAAAATATGCAAGGATTTCACGAAGACCACATGTTAATAGTGGTTGATGAAGCATCAGGTGTTGCTGATCCCATTATGGAAGCAATATTAGGTACTCTTTCAGGATTTGACAATAAATTACTAATGTGTGGGAACCCCAACAATATTGAAGGGGTTTTTTATGATTCGCATAATACAGATAGAGATAAGTATAGAACGCACAAAGTTTCTAGTTACGATAGCAAACGTACTAACAAAGAAAACATTCAAATGATCATCGATAAGTATGGTGAGAATAGCGATGTAGCTCGTGTTCGTATTTATGGTGAATTTCCCAAAGGCGCACTTGATTCATTTATCAGCCTTGAAATTGTTGAGTTTGCCAAAGATATTAATATTTCTGATTCAGAATTAAAACATGTTAAAGAAGGACACATAGGTGTCGATGTGGCTCGTTTTGGTGATGATTCAACGATAGTATTTCCTAGAATCGGAGCTAAAGCATTGCCATTTGAAAAATATAGTAAGCAAGATACCATGCAGACCACTGGTCGAGTTTTAAAAGCTGCGAAAAGGATGATGGATAAATATCCTACAATAAAAAAAGTGTTCATCAAAGTAGATGATACAGGTGTTGGTGGAGGTGTTACTGACAGACTTAAAGAAGTAATTAGCGATGAAAAACTTCCCTATGAAGTAATTCCGGTAAATAATGGAGAATCTTCTACAGACGATTATTATGCAAATAAAGGAACACAAATATGGGGAGATGTTAAAGAACTGTTAGAACAAAACATTTCCAATTCGATTAATGGTCAAGGGCCGACGATAGAACTTCCTGATAATGCAAATCTAATCAAAGAATTGAGCACACGTAAATTTAAAATGACTAGCAATGGAAAAATCCGTTTAGAAAGTAAAGAAGATATGAAAAAGCGTAATGTTGGCAGTCCAGATATTGCTGATGCGTTAACGTTAGCGTTTTACGAGCCATTTAGACCAGAACCTATAAACGTTAAAAAAGCTATTAATACGTTCAAAAAATTAGGATTAAGTAGGTGATAGAGTGAATAATAAATTATTGAACGGTTCTAGATTTGATAAAGAAGCAAATCTAGTTTATAAAGTGCCAGTAAGCAAACTGCCTACTCGAATAATGCAATATTCGAACGGAGAAAAAGAAGAAGTCATAGATTTTGAGCATCAGGATGTTTTTAATATGATTGTTAAATTTGTTCGACACCATAAAGAAAAACAAGTTCCTCGCCTTAAAGAATTAAAGCGTTATTCATTAGCGCAAAATAATATTAAGTTTACTGAAGATAAAAGTGAAAATCGAGCAGATAACAAGATCGCAAATGATTGGGCTAGATTTATTGTCAATTTTAAAAAAGGCGTGTTACTAGGTAATCCTTTGAAGTACAATGGCGATAAAACTATAGCTGACAAAATTAATGATTTTTCTAACAAATCAAATGAAGATTTTCATAATCAGTTAATGTTAGACGACTTACTCGTATACGGAAGAGCATTTGAATATATCGGTAGAGATGAATACGGTAAAGAAATGTTAGCTAAATTCAGTCCAGAAGAAACGTTTATTATTTATGATACAACGACAAACAAAAACTCTGTATGTGCTGTTCACTGTTATGATCTTGAGTTTAACGATGAAACATTTAGTTATATCGATATTTATGCAAATGATGGCTATTTTTATCAACATGAATCAAAAAATCAAGACTATGAACAATCAAAGTTGATTGATAAATATCAAACTTTCTTTGATTCTATTCAAGTAAATGAATGGATTAACAATGAGGAGCGTTTAGGAGACTTTGAAACAGTTTTAGATAATATAGATGCATATGATTTATCGCAATCTTCAATGGCTAATTTCCAACAAGATTCATCTGAAGCTTATTTAGTTATTAAAGGAAACCCAGAAACTGCTATAGATGATGAAGATGGTAATTCTGCAGTAGACGTTTTAAACGACATGATAAAAGCTAGATTGTTAATCTTAGGGGATAAGAAATATTATGGTGATGGCCAAACTGGTAGCGATCCTGATGCATACTATTTAAAAAAAGAGTATGATACACAAGGCACAGAGGCATATAATGACCGTTTGGTTTCTGATATGTTGCGCTTCACTTCTTTAATTGATTTTACCGATGAAAATATTGGTAGTAATCAGTCTGGCATTGGATTTAGATTTAAAGGTTGGGGAAGTGACAACGATAGAAAGAACAAAGAAAGAATGGTCAAAAAAGCAATCATGAGAAGACTAAGATTACTAACTTATTCTTGGTCATTGAAAGATAACTTAAATAAACCAACAGGGCTTGCTGAGAAAGTTAAGTCTTTTTTTGTATCTAGAGATAATGATAAAGAGCTGCTTTTTGAAAAGGTGAATGCTATAGAGATATTATTCACACCAAACGTTCCTCAATCAGATAAAGAAATTATGGAAGTTATTGCCGGAATGGTTGGAATTGTTTCAGATGAAACACTTTGCGAAATGGCGGCTAAATTGACTGGTGTTCCTGTTCAAACAGAACTAAAGAGGTTGAAAAAGGAAAATCAGCCAGATACATTATCCGATGAAGATACAGCGAAGCTTAAAGAAAAACAGGCAGAGTTTTTGGCGAATCAGTCGGAAACAGAGGAGGACTGATTTAGATGTCCTATTTAAAAGATCGTGAAGATGCTTGGATCAAAGAGCAGATGAAGCTAGATCGTAATAGAGAAAAAGAAATTGTTAAACAGCTTCAAAATGCTATTGATGCGATTCAAAAGGAAATTGAAGCTAACTGGGATAGATTTTCCAATGGCCAAAAGATTACGATTAGCGAAGCAAGAAAAATGGCTAATAAGATGGACGTAAAACGCTTTGAGAGAAAAGCGAAGGAATATGTAAAAAATAAGGACTTTAGCCCGCAAGCCAATAAAGAATTGAAAATCTATAACTTAGTAATGCGAGTGTCTAGATTAGAACTATTAAAGTCTCAGATTGGTTTAGAATTAATCACGTTGTTTGATGAGCTAGATAAGTGGGGATATTCTCAGTTAACTGAAGCCGCAAAAGATGAATATTTAAGACAGGCGGGAATACTAGGCGAAACCGTTAAAGAAAATTATTCGTCTAAGGTTAGAAAAATTGTTAATGCCTCATTCAAATCAAGTGACTTCCCTTCGTTTAGTGATAACATTTGGCAAAATTTTGTTGAAATGAAAGCTGATTTAGAAAAAACAATCACTCAGGCAATCACTCAAGGTAAAAATCCAAGAGCAGTAGCAAAAGAGATGGCTAAATTTTTAAAGCCTAACCAATTAAATATAAGATACAAGCTAAATAGGCTAATGATGACTGAAATATCTGGTATTCAAACAGATATTCAAAAGCAAAGTTACGTGGATGCAGATATAGAAGAATATGATTACATTGCAGAACCGTTTGCCTGTGAAATATGTAAAAAAGTAGCTAAGGCTAGTCCTTATAAAGTATTAAAGATGCAAAAAGGCATTAATGCTCCATACATGCATCCCCATTGCAAATGCTCTACTGTCCCTAAAGTTAGTGAAGATTATGAAAAGTCGCTGAAAGAAAGAGGTTTGTAAATGGATAATCTATATAAATGCAATCAATGCAATGAATACACTCCGTTAGTTAGAAAATCTGAAAATATCACGAAGGATATTGAACACCATTATGCTGAATGTGCCAACTGTGGGTATAAAGCGACAATTATGTATATGAATACCGAAATTAAGTTATTAATGCATGAACAAAGAAAAACAAACTTTGGCACAAAAAAGAAAGGTAAATTGACGGAAAAGCTAAACAGATTAATTTCTGAATTAAGAAAAGAAGTTGAGGAATCACTTTGAAAACATGACAGAAAGGCGTGATTCTATGAACGACGATCCATACGATTACCTAGATGCTGATTATGAAGAATATTTAAGAAAGGAAGAAGTAAATGAAAGCACGAAAGAAACCAGTAGTGATTGAAACTGTAATTTTTTTAGGTTTTTATGGGAAGGATCGCAATTTCAGTGAAAGACCTAAGTGGCTGGAGAGAGCAATCTATGTTGATAAAAAAATTGAATTTTTTGATGTTCCTGAAAAATTAACTATCCATACTATTGAAGGACCAATTTATGCAAGTCCTGGTGATTACATCATAAAAGGCGTTAATGGTGAACTTTATCCGTGCAAGCCGGACATATTTGAAAAAACTTATGAGATTATTGAGTAGAGTCTAACACACGTTAGGCTTTTTATATTGCCTTCTTACTGCTTACAGGCATTAAAGAGAAAGCTGTTTCGATTGGTAGGCGTAACTTATCAAATATATCGGGTAGCGGCGTAACCGTGGAGGATAATCATGAAAACAAAAAAACTATTATTGCCAATGCATTTACAATTCTTTGCTGATAATCCAGATACTGGCGCTGGGGATACGGACCAACCGGCCGGAGGTCAAGAGCAAACACCGCCAGAAGATGATAGTAAAGATAAAGGCAATGGAAAAACGTTTTCTCGTGATGAAGTAGCAAAAATGATCGCTGCTGAAGTATCAAAAACAAAAGAAGCTTGGGAAAAAGAGCTTCAAGAGAAACAAGAAGAAGCCGATAAGTTAGCTAAAATGAATGATCAGGAGAAAAATGATCATGAAAAGCAGAAGTTACTTGAAAAAATCAAAGAGCTGGAAAGTGCGCAAAACTTAGCTGAAATGTCTAAGACTGCTACTACAATGTTTTCTGATAAAGGTATTCAAGCGACTGAGGGATTACTAACGTTAGTAGTAAAGGAAACAGCAGAGGAGACATCTGAAAATGTTAAAGCTGTTGTAAAACTTATCGAAACTGAACGTGAAGCGATTAAAGCAGATTTTGAGAAACGAATTGGTTCTAAACTCCCACTTGATGGAAATGCTGATGCTAGCTTATCTCGTGGTGCACAAATGGCTAAACAAGCAAATAATCAAAATAAAGCGCCTGAAAATAATCCTTGGGCGACAAATTAGGAGGAATTTTGAATGGTTTATGTAAAGAAAACTCAAACATATCAAGATATTAATTTTTTAAAGAGCGAAAAATTCATTTCATTTACAAAACAAGTTGATGAAACAACTGAAGGGGTAGTAGAAGGAGTGTTACCTGCAGGGTCAGTGTTCCCTAAAAATGATGCTACAGCAGAAGGTATTACAATTAATGATGTTGATGTATCAAATGGACCACAACCAGTGGGCGTAATTGTTGAAGGGCATGTTCTTATTAAACGATTACCAGTTGAGCCATCATCGGAAGCTCAAAAAGCAATGCGTGAAGTTAAATTTTATGATGCAAACGGTAAAATGCTAGCAGTTCCAACTGCTTAATTAATAATTAGGAGGATTTCAAATGGCAAATATTGCAGAATTATTTTCACAGAAAAATGTATTAGATTATGTAAATAATCGTCAAGCACCAGTTTTATTAGGAGAAACATTGTTTCCAGCACGTAAGGTACAGGGGTTAGAGTTTGATGTTTTAAAAGCGGGATCTAAAATCCCAACAATTGCAAGCGTTCATGCGTTCGATACAGAAGCTGAGATTGCTTCACGTGTTGGATCGAAAACAGCTCAAGAGTTAGCGTTCATCAAACGTAAAATTCAATTAAAAGAAAAAGATTTAATGGCTTTACGCAAGCCTCGTGATGCAGCAGAACAACGTTTTTTAGAACAAGAAGTGTACAACGATGTAGATGCAATGGTTGGATCTGTAAATGCACGTGTTGAAAAGATGCGAATGGAAGTATTAGCAAATGGAACAGTTACATTAGACGAAAATGGTTTAGATTTAGTAGTTGATTACGGCGTACCAAAAGAACATCAAGCTACGGCTGACTTTACTGCACCTGAAACAGATGTTATTGGGCTATTGACTGAATGGGCAAGCGCTTTGGATACTACGCCTACTCGTATCTTAACATCTACAAAAGTACGCAACGCGATTCTTCAAAACACTGGTATTAAAGCATATTTTAAAGATGCAGGATTATTGCCAACAATCGGCTCTTTAAATCAAATGTTCCAACAGTTTGGATTGCCAACGCTTGTAACTTATGATGCGAAATACAACAAAGAAAATGAAAAGGGCGTATTAGTAAAAGAACGTTATTTCCCAGAAAACAAGCTAGTCATGTTTGGTGATGAAAACCCAGGAGAGTCTATTTTCGGTGTAACACCAGAAGAATCTCGTTTGTTATCAACTGGATCAAATAACTACACAGTAGGCAATATTTTCGCAATGGTATACGAATCTAATTTAGACCCAGTCGGAACATGGACTAAAGCATCAGGAACAGCTCTACCAAGTTTCCCAGAAGCTGACAATGTATTCCAAGCTACTGTCTTACCTGATTCAAAAAAATAGAAGCCCCGAAAGTTGAAAGTGTAACACCAACAACTGACGGGGCCTCAATCGTATTAAGTTAGGTGGTGTTTAAATGCCTAGCATTACAGAGGACATAACAAAACTGTTAAATAGTCCAGCTAATGAAAAGTTAGAAGTGATTGAGCGACGAACTCGAGAACGTCTCAATAGTTTGTTAAATGTATCGGAAACACCAAGCAAATTTGATTCGATTATATACGAGGTCGTTTTAAAAAGATTTAACCGGATTGGTCAAGAGGGTATGATTTCATATTCTCAAGAAGGTTTAACAATGGCCTTTCCTGATTCTGATTTCTCTGAATATGAAAAACAAATTAACGATTATTTGAATGAAGAAAAAGAAGTGCAATATAAAAAACTTCGTGGAAAGGCCCGATTCGTATGAGATATAGAGATGAAATTACCTTTGTAAAAACATCTTCAGAATCGCATTATGATCCAAACTCAGGGGAATGGATTGAAGAAGAACCGTTTAGAAAAACTACTGATGTCAATGTAACTGATATTGGTACAGATCGTTCTATTACTATTTTCGGAAGCATTAAAGAAGGGGCTAAGGTCATTAGGACACAGCCCCTTTTTGTTATTCCAGAATTTGATTACATTGAGTTTGAGGGTAAAACTTGGGAAGTTATTACGAGTAGAGTTCCTGCATTAAGAAATAGCTTGATTATTCAGGAAGTGACTATTGATGGCAAGAAGTCAAGTAAGAATTAATGGATTAGCTGGAATTTCTAAAAAACTAAAGAGAAATGCTCAACTTGATGATGTGAAAAAAGTTGTTAGAAATAACACAGCAGAATTAACCGCCAATATGCAAGCTGAAGCCGGAAAAGTGTTAACTGGACACTGGGAAGGTAAAAAGTTTGTTAAACCTACTGGGGCAACAAAAAGAAGTATCGTTATGAGGCTTTCGAACAATGGTTTTTCTGGGCATACAGGACCAGGAACGGAATACGCACCGTATTTAATAAACGGTACGAGATTTATGGTGAAACGTGATTTCTTTTTACCACCGCTGAAACAACAAAAAGTGAAATTTAGAACGGACTTGGAAAGGTTGATGAAATGATTAAAACAAGAGATCAATCAATCTTCGATGAAGTGTATAAGAAGTGTCAATCACTGGGTTATGAAACCTACGATTATAAACCTATGAATGATGTAGGTTATCCATTTGTCGAATTAGAAGATACTCAGACACTGCACCAAGCCAACAAAACTGATATTAAAGGTTCGGTTACATTGAATCTATCTGTATGGGGATTGGCAAAAAAACGTAAACAAATATCGGATATGGCTTCAGCAATTTTTGCTGAGGCTCTATCTATTTCTGAAACGGAAGGTTATTATTGGTCGCTTAATATTCAATCAAGCGGTATTCGGGTAGTAGATGACATTTCGACTAACACACCATTGAAGCGGGCAATGATATCTTTAGAATTCAAAATACTATAGAGAGAAGGAATATAAATGGCTAATGAAGCAAAAGTAGCGGCTAAAGGTATTGATATTATTTTACTTTTCCGTTTGTTAAAAAAATCAAAAGAGGAAGCAGCATGGAAATTAGCTTTCCAGACAGAACATGAAAATACAAAAACAAAAGATAGTGACTCCGTGGCCACTAAAGATGGTCCGATTCGTATCCCAGGATCATTGGAAATTGATTTTTCAGCAACATCTATTTTATCAGTCGGTGATCCGTATGTTGATCAACTAGAAGAAGCTTTAGACAATGACGATATTATTGAAATTTGGGAAATCAACAAAGCAGAAAAAGGTACAGGAGATAATGCTGACAAGTACAAGGCAACCTATTACCAAGGATATGTAACATCATTTGGTAAATCGCCTAATGCTGAAGACACCGTAGAAGTTTCATTAGAATTTGGTATCAATGGTAAAGGCGCAAAAGGATTTGCAACATTAACTGCTGATCAAGAAGAAGTAGTTCAATATGTCTTCAAAGATACGACTATTGAAACAGCTGATCACGGGAAAGTAGATAGCCCTTCTGTGGTAAGTGTAACTCCTACAGTCGATGGGGCTTCTATTGAATTAAGCTAAGAAAGGAAAATAAATATGGTGGATACTTTTAAAATTTATAAAGGCCAAACCGAAGTTGTTTCCGGCACATCACCTTTAACTATAACAGGAATGGGACCTAACACCTCTGTGCCAGTTGGTGAGTACCAAGTAACTCGTGTTGTTAATGGGAAAGAATCAGAGCGAGTAGATATTCCAGCTTTTAAAACATTGTCTATTGCTGTAACTGGCTTAGAGTTTTCTCCTAAAACATCAACAGCAGATGCGGGTACTGCAGGTAGCCGACAAATCACAGCAACTGTCTTGCCTGAAAATGCAACCAACAAAAAAGTAACCTATAAGATTACGCCTGAAACAGAAGGTCTTGCTGTCTCTGAAACAGGAAATATTACTTGGACAGAAGCGGTACCGGCTGGTGTTTATACCACAACAGGAACAACAGAGGATGGTAAAAAAACAGCTCAACACACCTTAACATTGAATAATCAAGCTTAAAATATAAATTTAGAGGGCAGCTTAGCGGCTGTCCTTTTCTTATGGAGGAAAAGACATGCAAATCGAAATTAAAGGAAAAAAATATAACTGTATTTTTGGAGTCAAGTTTATTCGTGAATTGGATAAGCAGCATGGGGTAGTTCGCAATGATGTAAATCTTGGGATGGGACTAACAACATTATTACCGCAGCTAGTAAGTGGAAATATCGTTGTTTTATCTGATGTACTTTACACAGCTACCATTACGGAAAAAAGTAGACCTTCTAAGGATGAAGTAGATGAGTTTGTTGAAACTGTTGATGATATTGAGGCGTTATTTGATGAAACGTTGAAAAACTTAGAAGAAAGCAATGCGGGAAAGTTAACGGTCAGAAATTTCAAGAAAGCTCTGATGGAGAACAAGTAAGAGAGGAACTAACCTCAGCTGAAGCTTATGAAAATATTCTTATTAATTGTTTTCGTTACCTAGAAATTACTGATTTATCAGAAATTGAACGAATGACTTTGTATGAATATGAAGTTAGGCTATTGGCGTTTCAGTTAAAAAGACTTGACCATGAAAGAGACCTCTATCTCCAATCTTGGCTAAATAACCAAATCAAGGCGACTAAAGGTAAAAAATCTGAACCTTATTTCAAGGAATTCAATAAGTTTTTTAATTATGAAGAACAAGAAAAGTTAATTTTGGGTAAGTCATTAATTGATGAAAAGATTGATATAGGGGCAATTGATTTATTAAGAAAAGCAAATAAGTAGGAAAGGAGGAAAATGATGGAATCATATTCAGTCGAAGCAATACTTATTGCCACTGATAGAACGTTTAGTAGCACGATGAGTAGCGCTGAACGTTCTATGGCTGGTGTAAACAAGCAATCTGGTGAGCTAGGGGATGGATTGGATAAAAGCACCACTAAAGGGAATCAATTAGGCAAGTCAATTCTTAGTATTGGAGCAGGTGTGGGTGCCGTAAAATTAGTATCTACGGCCGTAAATATGGTTAAGGATTCTGTTGAAGGAGCTATTAACCGTTTTGATACGTTGAATAAATATCCTGTAGTTATGAAGGCTCTAGGTTACTCAACAGAAGATGTAGATAGATCAATGACTAAGTTAAGTGATGGGATTGATGGGCTTCCTACATCGTTAGATGAAATCGTATCAAATACGCAACAGTTAGCAATTTCAACTGGTAGCTTGAGTAAAGGAACTGACACAGCTATTGCATTAAATGATGCCTTTCTTGCTTCTGGAGCTTCAACTGCTGATGCGACTCGTGGTATGCAACAATATATTCAAATGCTCGGTAAGGGTGAAGTTGATATGCAGTCTTGGCGAACATTACAAGAAACAATGCCGATTGCGATGGATAAAGTTGCTAAGTCTTTCAAAGAACAAGGTGTTAATTCAGTTAACCAATTATATGATGCCTTAAAAGAAGGAGATATTACATTTAATGAGTTCAATAATCGTTTGATTGAATTGGATAAAGGTGTAGGCGGTTTTGCGGACCTAGCAAAGAAAAACTCAAAAGGTATCAAAACATCATGGGCAAATATTAAAACAGCTACTGTTAAAGGTGTAACTACAGTTATTAAATCATTTGATGAATTATCCAAAGCAGTGACAGGAAAAAATATTGCCGAAAACTTAGACTCTTTAAAAAATGTAGTGAATATAACTTTTAAGGCAATTGATGCAGCGATTCAATCAACTATCCCATTGATGAAACTATTCGGAAAAGCTATTACTTCGATAGGTACAGCTTTAACACCATTACTACCAACAATTGCCAGTTTTGCTGCCACCTTTACAGCGTTGAAAGTAATTCAGCAAGTGACAGGCTATATAAAACAATCTGAATTGGCAATCAAAGCTTATACAACCGCAATAAGTTTATACAATGGAATATCAAAACTGGCTACGTTATCTACAACAGCACTCGGAAGAGCATGGATGTTAAACTTAGCAGCCGATAAAGCCAATTCTGCAGCAATAGCAATAAAAACTGGTCTTTTAGTGGCGCAAAATACAATCGTTGGTGTTTTGACGGGAACAATTAGTTTAGCTACAGTAGCTACAACTGTTTTTAGTACCGCTATGAAATTGTTGATGGGCCCTATTGGATGGGTAACAGCTGCAATAGGAGGACTAGTAGCTGTAGGGGTAAACTTGTGGAAATGGTTAAATAAGGAAACTGAATCAACTAAGGCAGTTAAAAAAGAACAAGAAAACCTTATGAAAACTACAGATGACTTGATTAAAAAGAATCAAGAACATACCCAATCACGAAAAGATGAAGCTATTGAATTGGATAATACTAAAGAAAAATTCCAATCTATGATTTCTGAAATGGAAATGCTCTCTGCTAAAGAAAAATTAAGCAACAGCGAGAAAAAACGTATGGTGGAAATTGTTGAGGAATTGAACGGTAAAATGACAGGTTTAAACTTAGTTTATGACGATCAAAAAAATATTTTATCTGAAATGCCTGGAACAATTCAACAACAAGTTGATGCCTATAATGCTTTAGATGAAGCTTCTCAAGCTCAAGAAAACATTAATCAAATGTTAAAAGAACGAAATGATAATGAAGCGAAGCTGATGGAAATTAATGCCGCTAGAGAAAAATGGAATCAGACATTAAAAGAATCTGGCGGGAATACAAAAGAAGCTCGTGAAAATATTGAAAAGTTGGGCGAGCAAGAGCAAGTGTTAAAGGGCGTTCAACAAGAATTGACGAATGAAATTATAAATACAGCTAATGCCCATGAACAATCAATGCAGCGTGCAAGCCAAGCTGTGGAAAATGGTGTGTTAAATCAAACAGTTTCATACAATGCTTTAAGTGGTAAGACGAAAGAAACAATGGATGCAATGCGTTCAGAATATTCATCACTTGAAGAAAAAGTAGGGAGCGCCTTTGATGTTATCCAGCAAAAACAAGCTATTTCAGTTGATCAAATGGCTGAAAATTTACAAAAAAATCAAGAAGCTGTTAGCCAATGGAGCACTAACATTGCTGCGTTAGCACAGCGAGGGGTAGATGAAGGGCTTTTAGAGCAACTACGGAAAATGGGTCCTGAAGGTGCTGCTCAAGCGGCAGAATTAGTTAATTCTTCAGACGAACAATTACAACGCTTGAATGATGTCTATCGTAATACCGGTGAAACTTCCATGAATGCAATGAAAGAAGGTTATCAATTAGGCAAAAATGGTTTGAACGAGGAAATTCAAGCCCTTATACCAACTCAAAAAGAAACTTTGATGACTCAAATTAAGAATACAGACTTTAACAGCGTGGGTCTAAGTGTAACTGATGATTTTAAAGCAGGTATTGAAAATGGTCGTAGATCTGTTGAGGAAATGACAAAAGGAATTGTTCCTAAAGTCGGGGAAGATATGAAAGGTGAAGTACAGAAGGCAGATTTTTCAGGTATTGGTAAATCTATCCCGCAAGGTTTAGAAAAAGGGGTAGAGGCTAACAAACAATTACCTGTAAAAACATCTAATCAAATGATTGATGATGTTGTTTCTGGTGCCAGAAAAGGTTTAGATTCTCACTCTCCTTCTCGTGTATTTCACTCAATTGGTGAAGATGTTGATTCTGGATTATCAAACGGTATCGAACAAAACGCAATGAATCCTGTAAGAGCTGTTGAGTCTATTGTTGATAAAATAATTTCTGCAATGGATAAATTGCCATCAGAAATGAATTCTATCGGAGCAAATGCAATTGATGGATTGACTAATGGTATTAATGCTAATGCTAATAGCGCTTTAGCTGCAGCAAGAGGTGTGGCAGATCAAATTGTAAGTACAATGAAAATTGCTATGGATATTCATTCTCCCTCACGTGTAATGCGTGATCAAGTAGGTAAAATGATTCCAGCAGGAGTAGCGGTTGGTATTGATAAATATTCAAACTTTGTAGAAAAATCTATGCAACGACTAAGTAAAAAGGTAGCCATGCCAGCGCTGGATAATTTAAATTCAAATCTGTCATTTAGTGGAGGATCACAAAGCTTAGCATTTGCTGGAGATGTATCTTCAAAATTCACTGTAGAGGTACCTGTTATTTTCGATAGTTCAGAGGTTGCAAGGGTTATTGCTAAACCAATGAGTAAAGAATTACAGAATCAACAAGATAAAAAGAATGTTTCTTTAGGAAGGAGGCGCTAAATGTTATACAACTTTATTGATGTAAATGAACAACAAACAAAAGCCTCTTTGCCTTCGGAAGCCATGAATTTTAATGGTTCCTTTTTAGAAGATTTAGTTCCAGGTTATAGAACATTATCTGTTGTTGGAAGAGAGTTAGCTCCCACTGAAATACAAAGCTACCAGTTGGGAATTCGTGATGGAATGCGACATGTTTATGCTCGTATTCCAGAAAGAGAATTAACGGTTAAATTCAAAGTTGAGGCTAACTCTAACGAAGCTTTTAGGGATTCTTTTAATAGACTAAATGTTGCTTTGTTCACAGAAAAAGATGTACAGATTTGGTTTAATGATGAACCAGAAATGCTTTGGTCAGGTAGCAAGTCAGACATTGATGCAGTTCCTGAAGGATTGAATCGTGTCGTTGGTACATTTACAATCTTGTTGAATAATCCATATAAATATACTCGAAGCGATGCTACTAGTGTTATGTGGGGTTCTACAGAAATAACGTTTCAGGCTAACTATCTTATGGGTAATACTGGATCAGGGGCTGTTGACTTACCTATTGTTATCGAAGGTGGGGCTTATTGGGGTTCTACCATGATTACTTTTCAAAACCGTTCCTATCTAATGGGAGATAATGGTCAAGAAGTGAAGCCGATTGAAATATATCCAACTGTCGAAGGGTTAAAAGTAAAACCGATTATTACTATAAAAGGTACTGGTAGAGGCGTGTGGATAAAAACTAGAAGCGATACTATTGATATTGGTGATTTTGATAAATCAGAAATAGTGATTGATACAGAACAGTTTAATATTACGAAAAATGGGAAGCCAATGATTCGTCCTATGAACGATTTTTATATTTATCCAAATGAGCCACTATACATCCAAGCGAAAGACAGTACTTTTAATCTAACTATTCGATATCCAAATCGTTTCTTATAGGAGGTGTTGCTAAAATATGTTGATGGCAATGGATTTAAAAAGAGAATACACGGCAGTTTTAGATAACGCTTATAATGTTGGATATGAAAAAATTGAAAACCAAATAGGGAATCTAGAATTTTCAATGCCGTTGGATGATCCTAAAAATGAATTTTTGCAAGAAATGTTATGGGTTGAACTAACAGATAATGAAAATGAATATATAGGATTATACCGTGTTATGCCTTCAACGGTTCGCAAAGATGCTAGTAACAATTCAATTACGTATACGGCAAATGAAGCCCTGTGTACTTTGCTAGACACGGTTCTTTTTGGTTATCATGAACTAGTGAATCGAAAAACGATTGATGTTATTAACTATCTTTTGAATAAACAAAGGACAAAACACTGGGTTCTAAAAAAATGTGAATTCACTCGGTATTTTAGTTATGCATGGGAAAATGAAAATGGTCTCGCTGATGCCTTGTTTAGTATTCCTCAAGCATTTGATGAAGACTATATGTGGCAATGGAATACCAAAGTTTATCCATTCGAATTATCTTTAGTGAAGCCACCAAAAGAACCTATTGCTCGTATTCAAGAAGGATATAATATGCAAGGCTTTGAGATTGAAAGAGATCCTAACAATTTAGTTAATCGAGTTTATCCTTTAGGTGCTGGTGAAGGCGTCAATCAGATAAATATTAAATCGGTAAATAAAAATATTCCTTATGTAGAAGATGTAAAGTCTATAAAAGAACATGGTTTAGTTGAATATGTTTGGGTAGACCAACGATTCACAGTTCCACAAGCTTTAAAAGACAATGCAATCAACATGTTAAAAAAATGGGCACAGCCTAAAATTTCTTGGGATGTTACTGCGGCTGATTTATTGAAATTAACAGATGAACCTTTAAGCATTGATAAGTTAAGACAAGGAACTGTAATTATGATTAACACAGATGATTTTGGAAGTATAAATTTGCGTATTAAAAAAGAGACAAAACAGGATGTGTTCGGAGCCCCACAAGATATTCAGCTAGAGCTTGGTAATTTATCTGACGATTTTACTACAACAATGTCTGATTTGAAACGTAAACAGGAAATAAATGAGACATACTCGCAAGGTGCAACGAATATTTTGAACTACAGTTATCAAGATAACTGCGAAAAGGCTTACCCAGCAGAAATTGAATTCTTCTTAGATGATGATGTTTTTCATGTAAATACTGTGGAACTGACTTTTAAAACTAAGCGCTATCGTGGTTATACAAAAGCCGTAAAAGGCGGAGGAGCTACAGTAAAAAGTACGTCAGCTGGTGGAGCTTCAACACAAACGAGTTCAGCTGGTGGTGGAAGTGTCGTTTCAAGTTCAGCTGGAGGAGGCTATTCTAGCGGATCCACCACAGGTGGCGGAGGAGGCAGTATTCAATCTAGTTCTGTAAATGGTCAAAGTTCACAAACAAGTTCAGCAGGTGGAGATCATAATCACCTAGTTGCATCTAATAATGGTAGCACTGAATCAAGTGCGTTTTATCGAGAAATGGATGCGGGGTCAGGTATGAGATTTAGACTAATGTCGACTGCATCAACAGATTGGTACACAAAGACGAGCTCAGGTAATCATACTCATAATGTGACTACACCGGCACACTCCCACACAGTGAATACACCTAACCATAGTCACAATTTTAATATTTCTATACCAAACCATACACACAGCATATCGGTTCCTAGCCATAGCCACCAAGTAAGAATACCGGCACATACACACCAAATTACTTTACCTGATCATAGCCATCCATTAGAATGGGGGATTTATGAGGCGCCAAGTAGCGCAACTAGTGTAGATATAGTTGTAGATGGTACCACTATTCCAGTTCATGATACTAGCCAGCAAAGATTAAACATTGTTAATTATCTTAGAAAAACTAGTGGCGGTAAAATCTCTAGAGGTAATCATACAATCAAGATAATACCTAACAAACTTGCACGAATTGAAGCGCAAGTTATTTGTCGTGTTTTTATACAATCACAATTAGGAGGACAATTTTAAATGAGATTAACAGTAAAACTAATTAGCAAACAAGAAGAATTTATAATTAATGATGAATCAGGTAAAACGTTAGATGATTATTTTGCAGAACTGATTGATAATAGTTCGCCATTCATCAAGATAGGAAATCGTATTTTACAAAAAGCCACGATTGAATACATTAATGCAGAATAGGAGTGATAAGCATGGCTATCGAGCAAATTAAAGAAACCGACACACTGAATCAAGGTCGAATTAAAATTAATGCGATTTTGGATCAATCAAATGCTTCATCTGAAAAAGTAGATGCGTATCAAGAAGAATTAAAAAACGGCGTTGACGATGCGAAGAAAATAGCTGATACTGCTGGTAAAGAGGCAATCAAAGTTGCTGAAGAAGCAGGGGCTCAAGCAAATGCAATGGCGAACCAAGCGATGGATAATGCTAATACGGCAATTGCGATTGCAGGAAATGCAGTTTCAACGGCAAATAATAATAAACAAGAATTCGATGCTCTAAGAAATGATTTTGACAAGTTGGTCGGTGAAGCAGGTGATAGTAACCCTGAAATCGTACAAGCTAGAACAGATACTCAAGGAGTAACGCAACCGACATTAGCGACTCGATTACTGGTTGATTTTAACGATCGTATGACTAAATCGGAAGGTGTATCATTACTGTCAGGAACAACAAATGTAAAAATTCCTATGGATTTTTCTGGGAAAACGGCAGGTAATACAGCAACTAATGCGCATCAATATTTTACGGATGTAACTGCTAAATCGCTAAAAAAACCAAAAGATATATGGAATGAAGTTTCTCAAGCAGAATACAATAAATTAGTAAGCCGTGATGATTCTGGAGTAAGTAGTGGTTCAACACAAACTGGAGTTATCCCACAACAGTTAGGTTCGTTCAATGCTTTAGAAGCTGCAAAAAAATTAATTCCTCAAATTTTCGAAGGATTAAATCAAGAAGAAGCGGTATCTTTATTAAAAGATAGCTTTGTAGCGTTCACAATTAGCGAACGTGCTAAAGCAACTTCGCCAAACAACAAAACAATTAAAGTTTCTACTTACATTGAGTCAACAGATTCATGGGCAACTCAAATCCAAGAAAGCGCTGGAGAGTATAAAGATATATCAGCGCAAATAACAGACAAAAATTTCATTACTAGCGAAGGGGTTATATATCTAATTAATTATACAGATCCATCGAATGGAGTAACAACAGCTAATTTAGATATAGACTATTCAGCTATTCAATTAGAAATTAGTGTTAATGTTCAAGACGTTTTAGAAAAAAGTGGGTTTGTTAAATCAAAACAATTAAATGATCATGTAGACGATAAAGAAAATCCACATCAAGTGACAGCTGAGCAAGTGGGAGCATATAGCAAGACTGATTCTACTGATCTATTTATTAACAAAACTGAAGCAGAAAATGGATTGTTTGTTGCTAAAAAAACAGTTGTTAACTCGCAAGATTGGGATAAAATTCTAGATGCAGGTATTTACACCGTTTTTGGAGCTTCTGGAGCAAACAGACCTTATTCGGGTGCAGCTTATGGTGCTTTAGTTGTTTATGCTGATAATACATTTGTAAGTCAAACGTATATGTATAAAGGCGAAACATATACCCGTAGTCGTCAAGGTAGTCCAGCAACTTGGACATCATGGAATAAAATGCTTGTGGAAAAAGAACAACCTTTTGAAGCTTGGTATTCACCTGGCACTAATCATGTTGGATTCAAAAATAAGGCAAGATACAACTTAGGACCAGAATTTAGCAACGTAGGGCAACGACTTGGATTACCTATGAAAAGTAATCCCTTAGAATGGAATAGTGGTCGATGGCAAGCAAAAGTGCTTAGAGACTGCAAGTTAAATGTAAGTGGAACTGTTAAATATCAAGTTGGCGGTTCGAGAGGTGTTCTATATGCTTATACTCATATAGATAAGGGACTAGATGAAGGTGTAGGTGACTTAGGTATTGGATCAGCAGTCGGAGCTGTTGGCGGTTTGAATTATCAAAATGTCGCAGCCTTTGACTTAAACGTCACACTAAAAAAAGGCGAGTATTTTGCGTTTCGTTTAGAATTAGCAGCAGATAAGCAACTTGATAATACGCAACTTTCTTCTATGCATATTACAGAATTAGTATAGAGATTGAATTTTAAAATGAAGCCGTTTAGCAAAAAGCTAAGCGGTTTTTATTATTGGAAGGTGGAAAATATGGTGATTATTGATAATCAAGCGTTGATACTAGAATTCAAGAATATGCTTTCTAACGGTTTTATTCAGGTGTTTGTCTGGATTGTGTTAGGGGATATCTTAACAGGATTATGTAAAGGGATTTTCATTAAGGAGGGTAATAGCACAAAAGGATTGCTAGGATTGGTAAAACATCTTTTAGTGGTTTGCCTAGTAAGTATTGCTTATCCATACTTAAAAATCATGGGTCTAGAATCAATCGCTACTGGATTTGTCTTATTTTATATAGCAGTGTATGGCATTTCCATTATTGAAAACTTAGGGCAGTTAGGCGTTCCCTTTCCTTCATGGGTTAAGGAGCATTTAAGTAAATTAAAAGATGAAAATGATAAAGGTGGTGAACCTAAAAATGGCGCAAGTGATTAATCAATCTGTTTGCGGTGGGATTGCCGGGAGACGTCCCAATGCAACGCCAAAAGGTGTTGTCATTCATAATGATGCCGGAAGTATTTATGCTACAGCTGCACAATATGTCAATGCCTTGGCTGTAATGTCTCCTACACAACTGGCGAATGGCTTTGCTCATTATTATATTGATCGAAATACAATTGCACGTGTAGAAGATACATTCAATGCAGCATGGCACACAGCGAATCCAGAGGGAAATTTGAACTATGTTGGCTATGAAGTATGTCAATCAATGGGTGCTAGCGATGCCGATTTCTTAGCGAATGAACAAATGACATTTAAACAAGTTGCTGAAGATATGAAGTTTTGGGGAATGTACCCTAATAGAGATACTGTAAGATTACACAAAGAATTTGTTCCTACGGCATGTCCTCACCGTTCCTGGGAATTGCATGGAAAAGAAACAAATGCCGTAAAAGACTATTTTATTAGCCAAATAAAAAAATATATGGGCAATCCAAACGAAGGCAATGGCGATTCAAATAATAACAATCAAAATAATATAAAAGGTGGAGAAACAACTATGCAATGTTTATACGAAAGACCAATTAATTCAAAAACAGGTAAACTAGAATGGAATGGAGATGCTTGGACAGTAATGTTTTGTAACGGAGTGAATACAAGACGTGTGTCTCATCCAGATGAAATGAAAGTCATTGAGGACCTATACAAGAGAAACAACGGCAAAGATATTCCTTTCTACGGACAAGATAAATGGAACAAAAACGCTCCTTGGTATAATCGCCTAGAAGCTATGTTTCCAGTCGTGAAATAAAGTATAGTAAAATATTTATAGGTAGTGTAAAATAAGAATACACTTATTAAATTTCTCTTAAGCCGCCTTCCCCAAGGCGGCTCTTTTTTGTTATTTAATTAAAATTAACAAATATGGCAACCAGCTTATGATCAGGCATATTTACTTGTTTGTAAGTGAAAAAATCTTTTTAATGCTTGTTTTTATACTATTTTTCCAATTTATTTATCTATATTTTTATTGCGTACATATAATCGGAATGTTATATTATACATGAGGGAGGGGATATCCATGTCTGATGTAAAACACGTAGCTAGGTATATTATTGAACAACTAGGTGGAATGACAACTATGAAATTGCAAAAGCTAGTTTATTATTGTCAAGCGTGGTCTTTAGCGTGGGATGAAAAACCTTTATTTGAAGAAGAATTTCAAGCTTGGGCTAATGGTCCAGTATGTTATGAGCTTTTTTCAGAACATCGAGGAAAGTTCAAAGTTGATGAGAATTTTTTACAAGATTACTCAGATTATAAATTTGAGCCAGATGAATTGGAAACAATCGGAATAGTTATAGAGCATTATGCAGAAAAGTCGCCACATTATCTAAGTGAATTAACTCATAAAGAAAGACCTTGGAAAGAAACAAGAGGTTCATTGCCTTTGGGAGAGAGTTCAACGGAAATTATACCTAAAGAACTAATGCAAGAATATTATGCGGGGATTAGCAGTGCGGAATAATAAAGGATTTGCGAAAAAAAAAGAAAAAAAAGACAAAGGCAAAAGAGTAAAAGAAACAGTAAATGCTGAAAGTTACAAAACCAAAGAACCTATGTGGCGCTTTAAAAGGTGTGACACCTTCCATGAAAAATGGAGTGTAAAGAATTGTTGTAATATAAATGAAGAAATGTTAGATAAACTTATTTCATTTGAAGGGTTATGTTGGATAGATATTGAAAGACAAACACATGACAAAGGTAAATCATCTAATCATTTTGTAGATGTATCAAATTTGTGCAAAGAAGCGCAAGGGAGATTGAAGGAATTGAAGATTTATGATGATGAATTATTTTCTTTACGATTATCAAATAAAGAACGATTATATGGATTATTGGAAAATGGTGTATTTCAAATTTTGTGGTATGACAAGAATCATGAAATTTATCCAACAGCTAGATAAAAAGTAAGCCTGAGCATTATCGTTCGGGTTTACTTTTTCCCTCAGGACCGTTAGCTCAGTTGGTTAGAGCAAACGGCTCATAACCGTTCGGTCACAGGTTCGAGTCCTGTATGGTCCATAAAAAACCTCGCTCCCAGATGAGAGTGAGGATTGTTTTTTGTAAAATATTAAAATCAGCTTTACTTATTTCAAAAAATGTGTTATTCTGAAATAAGGAGGCGATAATTGTGGTTTTAGAAAGTGTTTTGAAATTACCAGCGAGTGTAGATAATGCGGATTGCGTATCGATTTATAAGCAATTAGCTGAGACAAACCTAGCAATAGGGAAAATGGACACTTTAGTAAAATATTCAATCGTTAATGAATCTTTATTAAGCTTGCTTTCCTTTAATGAATCAGTACAGTCTACCAGGATTGAAGGAACTCAAGTAACGTTTCATAATTTTATGGAGAACAAAGATAGAAATGAACTTGATTGGCAACAAAAGGAAGTAGCAAACTATCATGAAGCGCTTATGTATGGGATTTCTCAAATAAAAGATCACGATATGCCTATCTCTACACGGCTGATAAAGAAAATCCATAATATTTTAATGGAGGGCGGCAGAGGAACTTCTTCTGCAAGTGGGGAATTTAGAAAAGTACAAAATTTTATAGGTCCGGATAATAATATTAGTAATGCTGTCTATATACCCGTCAAACCAAATGAGATAAGTTCTTATATGGAGAACTTAGAATTCTTTATTAATGGAGAAAACCATTCTAGCTTTATGATAAGTAAAGATACTGATAGAGAATATTTCACCTATGATTGTTCTCCTTTAATAAAAATGGCAGTATCGCATGCGCAATTTGAGTCAATTCATCCATTTTTAGATGGGAATGGACGATTAGGAAGAATTCTATTGGTTTTGATTTCAGTTAAAAATAATTTAGTATCTTCACCAATCTTTTTCGTTAGCGAGGAACTAGAAAAGGAAAGAATAAGATATTACAATAGTTTAAATGCAACTAGAGGACAGGAACCAGACTGGAGTAAATGGTTGTTGTTCTTCTTGAAGGCATCAGAAAGAATGGCAAACAATATAATTGAAAAACTTTTAAATGTGGATAATATTGCTCAAAGAGGTCTAATGAATTGTAATAATGATACTCAAAAAAATATTTGGTTGGCAACATTTTACAAACCAGTAGCCACCGCTAAAGAAATTAGCGATTATCTTAATATCCATCCATCAACGGCGAAAAAAGGTTTAGATTTTTTTGTTGCTCAAAATATGTTGGATAAGGATATGTCTAAAAAGAGGAATCAAAAATATTATAACTATGATTTGCTGAGAACCATTAGTAGTAACTAGACTACAAAATAAAATAAGAGTCATAACGAAAGCCTCGCTCCCAGATGAGAGTGAGGCTTATTTTTTATGCATTTACTACAGATTTCCTTACAAGCATTTTATCAATGACAAGTTGATTTCGTTTATTCAAATGACCATAGACAGCTAGTTCAGATCTCTCGGATAGCATTAGTAACATATTTGCTA